AATCTTATATTTTTATTCTACTAAAAAATAAAAAACTAACCAGTCTAATCAGCAGCCTCGGCTGTGTTTCCCTCTGCTACCCACTCAAGGTACTCTTGATAGTCGGTGTTTTCAGGATCAAATGGAATTGTAAAATTAAGTTCACCTTCTTTCTTACGGACAAAAGAAACTATACCTTGTAAATTTTTAAATAATTTATATTTTGGGTTTGTTGGATATGCCATAGTTTAAAGCTCCGCAGAAAAACCAATCCTAACGCCAGTATTATTTGATTGCATAAATCCTGGTTGATCAATTGCAATACTTGTACCTGAAGAGGCATTATAAGCATTAATTTGTGCACTATTTTTACCTGATGCTTGTAATTGCAATGAATTTAAGTCTCCACTACCAGCATTTCTATAAATTTTAAAGTAATTAGTACCCTCTACATGAACTAAAGTTGGTTTAGCCCTCATAGTTACAGCAAATTCAAGAGTACCAAAAGCATTATTATTTTGATAACCAATAACATTACATATAGAGGCAATACCACTTGTATATTCAGAACCATCTACATATTGATAAAAATACCTCTGACATAAAGGAAGCTCCTGAGCGAATGATCTGTGTTCAAAATCTGTTGCCACGCTGCCTACTTCTAATTGAACTCCTGTAATTTCTAAGGTTGCATCATTTGTTGTATACCATGTTGATGTCATGTCAGGTACTATCGTACTTCCGCTAAAAGCAGCCCATGAATTTAAAGAAACGCTGCCTGTTTTATTTGTTCCATAAAAAGCAACCAATTGTATTCGTAACCCTGCACCATTATCATTATTAAACGTAAGATTAGAATTACCTATGATTGTCTTTGTAATTTTTGTCCAAGTATCTGCGGAAAGAGAACCTGTTTCAAATATATAGTTATAGTTAGTACCATCTTGTGACCACAAATTAACATAAAAATTTTGTGCAACACTTGATTTAACCCAAAAAGAAATAGTTATAGAGCTAGATGTAGATAAATAATTCCAACCACTATTTGCAATATCCTGTGCTTCTAATACTGTTCTTGCAACAATATAATCATCAGCACCAGCACCACTTGTTTGATTTCCATTTGTTATCTTCAATGCTTTTCTAAAACCTAAAGTGTATGGTGTAGTTCCACTTGCTACATCAGCTTGTGCATGAGTTGGTGCTTCATCAGTTCCACTAGATAAAACTGAGAACCTATCAACACTTCCATAACCATTTCCTGTAGATGACGTACTACGTTGAGCCACGTTCATAGCTCCGTTAATTATTAAATTACGATTAGGTTTATTTGTTAGGTTGGCAGTACACGTTCCATCAGAATTATTTACGGTAATAGCAGCAGCACTAGCTCCTACACCTTTTATCGAATTTACTTTGATTTCACTCATGATTTTGGATTAGCGTCTTTTACAGTTTTGATGTGAGTAGCCCATGTACCAGAAGTGGTAACAGTTCCAGCTACTATATCTTTATATAACATATCCAACTGATCTCCTATAGAAGCATATACAGTCGATCCATTAGTGGTGCGATCTGACCTGTACTTAATCGCTAGTGCAGCATCATCTAAAGATTTCCTAGCTGCTGCCACCTTCGCATCATCTAAAACTACTGTATTCCCATCAGCATCTTTAGCTCCAGCAGAGTCATCTATAGAAACTACAGGTTTGCTCTCGGATTTGTATGCTTCATAAATAGCTTCATGGTCTAATCCCATAAAAAACTCCTTTTTTATTAATTATAAGAGATAGCCATTATGCTGCTACCTCTTTGACTGTGATTGCGTATGCCTTGTAAATTGTTTGATAGTTTAATGTCATAATTAACTAGGCTCTGTTGGAAAAGTAATGTTATATGGATCACTTTGAGTTGTAATATCTCTAAGTGATTGTCTATAAGTTTGCCATTCGGTCTTTTTAGAATCACTTAAAGGAGAATCATTTACTTGTGTCCAATCAGATTCTTTTAATTTTTGTGTCCTTTCTTCCCTTATCTTAGCCCATTGACTATTATCTGCTGCTGTTTTTTCATCAGTCGTTAAAGTAACAACCTCATACTCTTTTACATAGTCTCCATCAATAAATGGAGTAACAGAGTTAAGTTTTTGTGTTGCTGAATTGTAAGTTACATCAACAACTTTCTTGCAGTTGTTTTCTGCTAAGAAAGAATCAGTAGGACCAAGACGATTAAAACAAGTATTAGGAAAAAGAACTTTATGTTCTCCTGTTTGTTTAACGGTTGAACCGTCAATAATTGCTATTTTCATAAGATTAAGTTGTGTAATCTAACTTGAGTGCTGCAACTACTCTCTCAAGATTATAAGTTGTATTTGCAGCTATTTGCCACTCTGAATTAGTAATATCATACCAGTTATCGCTTTCTGTAGTATTACTGTGACTCATTTTATGACTACCTCCCAGATTACCTGTAGTGTTAGTAAAAGCACCTTGATAACTACTATTTATAGCTGGATCACCGCCAATCCATGTGGTTGATCCGTAATGACAATCAGCACGATAATCATGTTGATAAGTTACGTCAGGCTTCCAACCTCTTGGTTTGTACATTCCTTTGTAACATTCGCTATCATATGATGCTTTTGTTGTAGATAACTCAATTACAACATCATTAGTACCATTCCAAGTAAAATAACTTGCTGGACTAACACTACTGTCATCACCGCCACCAGCATTTATTTCAACAAGATATCCTGTTCCAGAAGCAGCAGTTTTAGCACCATTTAAAGTTGATTTGCCTTGTAAGTGCATACTTGCAATAGTAGTATCACCACTAGCTTTTTGTGCGGCTGCACTTGCTAAAGGTGGAAAGTAAGTAGAAGCTTGATCTTGATATAAAAGGACTCTACTTTCACCTGATTTTGGCGAGTAACCTCCAGTATTATTTAAACCATTAGTATCAGTTGTATGGTGCATAATCCACCTCTGACCTTTTGGAACCTTACTGGAATTAGTTCCTACGTCACCCCAAACATACTGTGAAAGTTTATTAAACTTTGCTCCGCTAGGTACACTAGCGTCAGTTAATTCTTTTGCTGTAACTACTGTTTGATAAAAATGAGAATCATAATACAAACTATGTAAGGTGTGCTTATTATTCCATTCTAATCCCCAAGCTGCTATTTCTTCTTTTGTAGTACTGCTATAGCTACTTCCAGCCGTATAGTAAGTACCATTTATATTTACTAAAGATGTTCCAGTACCACCATAAAATCCTCTAGAAAAAGAACCACCTGAACCTCCTCCTCCAGAAGCACTAGCTAAAGAGGCTCTTAAATTATGTGACCTCATTATGCAACGTCCCCAACTTTTGCTCCATATAAAGTACTACCAGCTTTCCATAGTTCTATTACAGTAAATCCACTTGTAGCTAAGGTAGGTGCTGAACCTCCTACCCAAGTCATTGTTGGAAAAGTTAAAGTATAAGACGTACCATCAGCTACCATTAACATCATTGATTGCCCAGCAGTTAAGCTTTCTGTTGCTGTTCTATTAGCACCTAATGTCCATTGTTGAATCATTCCATTATCAGGATCTAAGTCAACACTTGCACCGTCTGTAATAGTAAAAACATTTTCATTTATTGCATCTTCAAAAGTAACTGAATTAGTAAATGTCCCTCCATTTGTTGTCACAATAGTACCATCACCATCACTAGGTAATTTTAAAGTGCGATCAGATGCAGGGTTACTATCTGGTGCAGCTATGATTACTGAATTACCACCGCTATGTTTTAGTTTGATCTGGCTCATGCTACTACCTCCATAAGAGTAATTGTAGATGCACTTCTTGAATAATCATCAGTATCACTTTCAGAATGTACTCTGTTTAAATATATCGTTTGAGTGCTACTTCCACCATGACTTAATCTTACGCTGTAAGTAATTGCACTTGTACCACCAGCAGTATCTACATATGTACCACCAGCAGTATTTCCTCTTGCAGTATTATTAAATCCAACTTGTAAAGAAGTTCTATTTTTATTTCCATCGGCATCACCAATAGAACCTGTCAGAACTGACCCTGCTTTGTATATAGTTATATTTCCTCTTGAAGTTGTCGATGAACCTAAAAAACAATTAACTGCAATATGAATTTTATTACTGGCACTACTTGGGGTAATAGACAGACTCATAGCGTCAGCACTAAATGCACCAGAAGCTAGACTTTCAGAAAACACATCTGTTTTTGTTGTAGTAATAACTTGAATGACAGATCCACTAGCCATAGCTGAATCTGGCAAAGTTGTTAAACCTGTAATAGTTCCGTTTCCGTTAAATGTTATAGGCATAATTAAACTACTGTATAAACACTACCAGAACTGATAGTTAAGGTAACTCCGCTACCAACGGAAACTGGACCTGCACTCATTCCATTAGTACCTGACGCAATTGTGTGAGTTGAACTAATAGTAGCACTATTCTCATAGATAGCACCACCAGCTACCGTTGCTGTAGTAGAAATACCAGTAAGGTTAGATCCATCTATTGCAGGTAAAGTACCTGTAATATTAGCAGCAGGTATCGCTGTTAAGTTAGCTGCTGAAGCTGCTGGTAACGTAGCAGGGAATCTAGCGTCTGGTACAGTTCCAGAAGTTAAATTAGATGCACTTAAAGCTGTTAAATCTATTGCAGACCAAGATGTATTTCCGTTTGCATCAGTAGTTAAGAACTGACCATTCTGTATATTTTGAGGAAATGTAAAAGTATAACTTGCAGCAGCACTATGAGGAGGTGATTTAAGTTTTATACCATGAGAGTTTTCAGCACAGTTAAGTTGTATGTAACCTTCTGTAGATCCAGAAGTACCTTTAGCTTCAAAACTTGGTAAAGAAGATGTTGATATTGCATTAATCTTATCTCTTGTAACAGCATCATTATCTATTGTAAAAATTGAACCAGAACCAGAAACAGTAATATCACCTTTATCTCCATCTGTTAAATTACCACCTCCACCTCCAGTATTAGCATCATCAGCAATAATAAAAGTACTGCTTGATGCTTGATATTTAAGTATCTTGCCATCAGCCACACCAGAAGTATTAACATCTGACAGATCATTTAAAGCACTTGGTATGGTTGGTTTATTAAGGATTACAGCATCACCAGAAGTAGCATTAAAGTCGGACTGTACGTTTACTTCAGCACCAGTAGCTATACCTGATAGCTTTGTTTTCTCTGCATCAGTAAAGGCATTAGTATCGGAATTTGCTTCATAAGCTGTCTTTATCTCAGTATTAGATTGATCGGCAGTTGCACCAGCTTCTATAGCATTTAATTTAGAATGATCTGCGTCAGTAAAGACATTACTATCAGTTGCATTTTCTACAGCAGTTCTTATCTCTGCATCTGTCTGATCTGCGGTAGCATTTTCTTCTATTCCACTTAATTTATCTGTAATTTCTTGTTGAGCAAATAATATTTGATCTGCGTTTGTATCTAAATCTGTTTCAGTTAAAACACTTCCATCTGTAAAATCTACTTTCTTTGTACTGATATTTGTATCTCTAGTAAATTTAATATTACCTGTACCAGAAGGGGGTATGTTACCAGAAGTAAAAGTAAGAGTAGAACCAGTTATTGTATAGTGTGTACCTAATGTTTTTAATACTCCTCCTACTGTTACATCAACTTCACTATCAGCTAAGAATGAAAATGATATAGCAAAGTTAGCTTGACTACCTGTGCCATTATGAGTCTGCGTTGTTGCGGTGGTGTTAGTAGCCATAATTAATTAGATAGATTTCTTAAGTACTTGTCAGAGTAATCTATTTGAATACCAGACTTATAATCCATTATACGATCTTGTTCATTTGATGAGAAGTTATTGTCAATATACTCTTGTTCTGCTATTCCAATATACGTTTTGTTAATATATGTAAGTTCTGCAAAGATAGCGTTAGCTGCTATTTGACCTGCCTTACTATTTAATCCTTCTGCGTCAATAATATCTCTATTTGATATGTAATCTGGTGATTTTAAATAAGTATTCATGCTTTCTAGTATTGTACCTTCACCATATCCAGCATCAATTTCTAAAGTATTTATTCTAATTTTTAAAGCATTATATTCATTGGCATCTAATCTTATAGGTACAAAATTTTCTTTACTAAAATCACCTGTTATAAATTCACTAGGTTCCTGTATTCTTCTTCCTATTTGTGCTAGTGCTGTCCATATAGGTTGATTTTTACTTTTACTTGTAACACTTACACCAAAGACATTACCTCCTATTCTGTTTGGATATTCTATTGGTTCATTTGTTATATGTTCTACATCAAATGGTATGTCAGGACCAATCCCATATTTTGCTTTGAATTGATTAAGAACAGAACGATTTAAAATAGCAAACGGTCCACTCTTTTCATATTGTGGGTCAGTAGGGTCGCCTGTTGTTAAAACATCACCTGCTCTTACTTTTGTATCTGGTCGTTGTTGATTTGCTCTAAATGGACCTAAGTTACCTTTTATTTCTTTTATTTCTTTATGACTAAATCCCATAACTCTTAATATGTCATTTGGGTATCTTCTTAAATCTGACACCAAACCAGAAAAAGGTAAACGAGAAGTAATTTGCCTACCTACAAAATCTCCTACTTTTTTTATTCTGTAGTTTTTAACAGCATCACCACTAGAATCTGTAGGTGCTGTAGCATCACGAAAGATATTTATAAACTCTTCAAACTGTGATGTCCATGAATCGTTATACATATTTTGTAAAACAGATACAACTAAACCTGTTGTTAAATCGTCATAGGGTTTACCATTAAACATACCTAAAGAGTTTGTGACATCAACAATAGTTTTTATACTGCCAGCAAGAGGTTCTAACCAACCTTCGTATGAGTCGTATCTGTAAACAGGTTTGCCATTTTCACCTATTTTTGGTTCTCCATTTTCGTCATACTGTAATCTACCAATACTATATGGTCGCCAACCATTTCTATATTTATTAATCCACATAGCCTTACCTTCTTTCTTACCAAAATCAGGACCACCACCTGTAAGAATTATAGGTGGTATGTATGTAGGATCTTGCATTAGTAAGTTTGCACCTACAGCAAAACCGCCAATAGCTGTTACTACAGATATTGCATGGTTAATATCTCCAATAGCTAAAGCTCTTATTTTTGGGTCTGGACTATTTAATTGCTTTGATAATTGAGGTATAAAAACTTCACTCATAGGGTTAAGATTTCTACCACCTATAGCTGGTATTTCTTTAATACGACCACCACTAATAAAATTTGCAGCTTTATTAAAAGTTACTGGTTGCATACTAATAGGATTAACTATTGGTACAAACAAGGGGTTGTTTCTGTAATTAGCTTCTTTTAAGTTTGTAGGAGTTCTTGTAAAAGAAAGCATAAATCTTAATGCAGGGAATTGATTAGCTTTGTCATCAGCGAATTTAGAAATACCTCCAAACGGACCAGTAGTATCTATTTCTTGTGTAAAGGTTGAAAACTTAGCTTGTTTCTTTGCATGAATTAAAAATCTTTTTGTTAAATCATCAAGTTTTTTATTTCCATTTTGTGCATACCATTCAAGAATAGCCATCTTATGTTTGTTGATAAATTTATTTATTTCATCTCCTTGTAATCCTTGCCTTTTAGCTTCTATAAAAGCCATATAAGTAACATCTGCTATAAGGTTTGGAGCTTGTACCATAGCGTCAGTAGCAGTCATATTACGACCTGAGAATCTAACTGCTCTACCTGCATTGTTTACTACAGCACCTTTAGCACCACCAGCATCAGTTTTAATTGCAAATTTATTTTCAAATTTTCTATTACCTATATTGATAAAATTATCTTCTAACTTCATAGATTTTGTATATGCTGTTCTCATAAAATGATAATTACTATGTAAAGCTGCAAGATGTCTCATGGCTGCTTCAAATGCTTCTGGATTTCTTGCACCATAAAATAGTTTTAATTGTCTATGATAAGTATTTAAAGTTGCAGAAATAAAGTTTGCTGTATTTGTACCAAATCTAAATAACATACCATTAATACCTACCTCATTTACCATTCTCATACCTTGATTAAAAGGGTTATCATCTTGTAATTTAAAAGCGTTTACCTTAGTAAGACCAAATAAAGTTTCTGGTTCTCCTTCTGCTACTTGTATCATTTTACCAATCCTATATAATTCCGAATAATCTCCTGTCTGTTTAGCAAGTTCTAAATTTCTTGATAAGTCTTTTTTTAAGTCTTCTGCACTAAAAGCAACTTCATCTAAAGTATTTGCAAACTTTTCTTCATTAAAAGATTTTGGTTGTGGAATTTCATCAGCCATATATTCTGCTGCTGTTTTCCCACCCATATTTTTTTTAACTTTTATATTTAATTTTTGTAAAGTTTGTCCAGCCCTGCTTGCAGGTACTAAATAATTCGTAAGCCACTTTTTCATATCATCTATTTTGTTTGCCAAATCTACTATTGCTATTTCTATATTTTCTGGATTCTTGCTATTTAAAGCTTTTAAATATGCGTTATTAGCATTATTAAGATTTTCTGCTGACATAACTGCTGTTATTGCTAAAGCAGCATTAACTTCTTTTTGTTTTGTAATACCATGAAAGTTCTCTATTTTTTGTGCTTCACTTTCTATTAGTTTTGTTTTTGATAAATCAATTATTTTTTTTGAAAAATCTTTTTGTTCTGGGTCAAATAGTCCTAAAGCTTTTATTAAAGTCTCTTGATCTGTTTCTGATTCAAGACTACTCCAACCTTTACTTTTCAAAGCTTTAACTATGTTTTTAAAGTTTGCAATATTAGGTTCATCAACATATTTTAACAATACTGTTTGTGTTGGATTTAAGTTTTTGTCTCCTAAATCAGTTGTAGTAAAGTCTTTAGAATTAGCTTTTACAAAAGCTTGATCTGTTGGTACATCAATTTTTAAACCAGCAGTACCTTCTCCTAATGCTTTAAAAGAACCTGTTTTATCTTTAACAATATTTTTAATTTTATTATGTATATTATCTCCATGTTTTCTTACTGAATTAACGCTTATACCTTGTTCTTCTAATAATTTTGTTAATCTTTCTTGTGTTCTTATTTGACTTTCAGTTGCTTTTCTTTTTAAGAATCTTTGACTTCTCATAATATATGCAACTTTATCTATATCAGAATTAAAATTTAATTGAACATTTCCGTATCTTGGAGCCATTTTGACAAACCCTTTTGGTAAGACAAAATCACCTATATTAACTTCACCTATATTAAATTTAGTTTTTGTTTTGTTATCTATTGATTCATCTAAATTCTTAATATCAGGCTCTACTTGATCTTCTACCATTTTTATTTTACTGGTATCAATATCGTCACCATCTATATTTGCTTTCTTTGTTGGGTTGTCATCAACAGCTTTTTTAAACTTATTTAAAACAGCAAAAATACTATCTAGTTTCTTCTTATCATTTTTTGTAATTAAATCATTGATTTCATTTGCACTCTTATCTGCAAACTTATTCATATATTTTTCTAGTTGATTTATAGTACCTTTAAAAGTTGCACCAAAAGTACCTCCTAAACCAATAGATGTTAAATATTCTTGTACGCTAGGAAACTTTTTTTCATCTATTAGTTTTCTAATTGTTAGTTCTGTTCCTGCCAATGTACCACCAAAAAGTCCTGATTGTCTTATACCTTTCCAACCCTTAGCTGTAGAACTAAAAGGTATAGCTTGTACCACAGAAGCAGCAAAAGCTTCTCCGTAATTAATCTGTCCACCAAAACCTATTTTTGCTTTATCACCTAATCTTGCTTTTTGTGCAGCAACATTCAACTCCCAACCAACCCCAAAATTAACTACTACATTTGCAGCAATACCCCAAGGTCCCATGCCTAGTAATGGTGCAGTAGCAACATCAGCAGCTAAACCACCTCCAATTTCTAATCCAAGTCCTTTTACTTGTCTTACCCAAGGTCTTAAATTATTTCTTTCTGGATTTTCCCATTCAATACCTTTTTGATCGTATTCAGCTATAACCTTATTTAATCCGTTTTGAAATTTCTCGCTTTCAATAACATTTAAAGGAATACCATCATTTAAAAAATCAAAAAATTTTATACCTGTATGTTTTTCAAATATATTTTGTGCTTCTATTCTTTGTTTTGGTCTTTTTGTATTTCGTAAAATATATTCTTTATAACCAATAAAATTTAAAGCTCCATCACTTATATGTTTATTAATTTGTTCTTTACCTTTATCAGTATTACTTTCAGCCTGTAAATATAAAGAAGTTAATTCCTGTGAAGGATCAAACATATTTTCTTTATAAAAAGCAAAATTACCTGCGTCATCTGCTTCATCATCATCATTAAACATGGTTAATTCGTCATCTTTAAATAAAGTCTCATAAGTATCTTTCATGCTTATGTCTTCATTCCAATCAAAATAACTATTTACTTGTGTATTGTTTGCTGCTGTATTCTCAGGTTCATACGCAACATTTTTATCAAACTTTATAAATGTGTTATCAAAAGGATCTAGTACTATTGGTTCTGGTATTTTTGTCGTATTGTTTTCTACCTCAATTTCTTGAGTATTTTCTTCGTTGATTTCAGTAGCCATGTCAGTTAATTACTTTTGAACCTGTTGGATCTATATTCCATAGAATATCAATTACTCGTTTTAATGTCTCTTCATTTTCTTTAATTGGTGCTTTTTCTAATAATTGTTCTTTAGTTGTTACCCCTGCATCTTTTAATCCTACATATTGATAAGGTCTAAGCATTTCATCAATTATATTTGTTGAATAAGCTCCGAAGGGATATTCTCTTATTCCTAATCTTGCTCTTGCTACTCGCATTAGAACTGATTGCATTACACCAAATATATCATCTTCACTACTCAATATTGCTTCTGTAAGTACCATCTGTGCTATTGCATATTTGGCTTCTACATTTTCTTTAGTGTTATTCATAACCAAATCAGTATAGATTTCTTTTGCTTTATCTATAACTTTTTGAGATGACTTATCTGCATAAGCGTGGCTATATCCATCTTTCTCAACTTCAGTAATAAAGTTTTTATCATTTTTTAAATTAGAACCTCTTGCAGCACTTCCATAAGAAACAGCACCATTAAATTGTTTAAACTTATCAAGAGTTAATTGTAAATTATTCATAAGTACACCTTTTCCTCTATTCATGTCTTTACCTGCTTCAGTTGGTATTTGGGAACCTCCTTCCCCTGCTAATTGAGTCTTAGGTTTATCTGTTGTTTCTTCTTCTTTTTTATTTGTAATAGTATTTGATACTGGTATAACTCCACCATCTGTAGTATTCATACTAACTTCTTCTGTAAATAAGTTTTTAAGCCAACCTTTGAATCCACCATTTTTATTTTCACCACCTGTGTTGTCTGGAATAATATTAACTTTTCTACCATCATCTACTCTATAAAAAGTACCATCATCTTTTTCTTTTATTCTGCCTTTTTCAAATAGCTTATCAAATTCTTCTTGTGCTACTTCTATTGGAGGTAAATTTTCACCTTCATCTTTAAGATCAATACCTAATTCTTCTTGTGCCTTAAACCATAATCCATTTTGTTTAAGTTTATAAGTCTTATATTTCTTTGCATCATTTAAACGCAATATGTCTTTTCTATAATTTTGCATTACTTCTTCTATGCCTGTTTTGAACTCTTCAGGTGTTTTAGCTTCTTTTGAAATTCTTATAATTTCTTTATTTAAAAACTGTGTTGCATCAGAATAATATAAATTAACTATAGCTCTTCCTCTGTATCGGTCTATATTGTCATTGCCACCTAATAATTCTTTAGCATCATCTATTAATTCTTTTATTTGTGGTCTGTATATAGCTAATCTATCTTTACCTAAATGAGTTGTAATCATTTTCTTTAAAGCATTTAATTCTGTTGTGTCTTCTTCTGTTACTGTTTTACCTAGACTTATTTGAAATCTTCTTAACTCATTTAATGCTTGTAATGGACTAGCAAAATTTCTGTTAATTATTTTTACAGCAAAATCGTCATAAAATTCATCTCTACTTACATCTAAATCTTCTATAACGTCTAAAAATATATCTGGGGTATCTTTAAAAATAGTCGCTAATTGATTTAAAGCACTTGTATTACGAACTGATACTCCGTCTTCTCCATCTGTAGTAAATTCAAAATCTGTTAATGCTTTTTCAATTTGAGGTCTTATTATTTTATTTATCTTTCTTTCTTTAAAAGCATCATAATTATTCTCAGCAGTAATCATACGAGACATCATAGTATTCCAATCCTTACCAAGATATTTCATTAAATTATCTTGTACTTTTGTGCCATCTTTTAATGTTGTTACTGGTCCTACTTTTACTTGACCTATAAGATTTTTAAAATTTTTAACTGCAACAACTCCACTTTTATTATTTTTTAAATTAAGATCAAAAATTATTTCTGCTAACTCTAAAGCATTTTTTGTCATGGCTGTAGGACTAACAGTACCTATTGCTCCTATTGAATCTAAATAAGACACTTCTCCATTAATATTTTTTAAAGCCACACTAAGTTTTGACTCAGGATTATTTATATCTATATCTTCTAATTTATTAAAATCTATTGTTGAAAAATTAGCTAAAACTGTATCTGTAAAACTACTGTTTTGTAAGTTAGTAACAAATTTACGATTATTTTCTTCTTGATTTGTATATGCCTTATTTACTGCTTTAGCTACTTCTGGCATAAAATATTGATTTATAAATGAAGGTCTAATACCATTTACATCTGTTTGTTGTGTTGAAGTAAATTCAGATATAGCTTCTTTAAATTCGTTTGAATTAACATCAAATTCTCTTAATGGGGTTTGTCTAACAACTCCATCTGTACCTTCTACAGAAATAATTTTATTATTTAAAAATTGATTTAACTTACCTTCTTGTGCTAATCCAGCATTAATAGCAAGTCTTTTTTCTATACCTGCTCTTACAAAAATATTATTACCTAAAATTTGTTTAGATTCTTTTTTATTAGAACTTTTTAAAGCGTTACTAAATTCTTTAAGCTTTTCGGGATTTGCCATTAATACATCTATCTCTCCTTTTTGAATACCAGCTTCTTTTTCTCTTTCTATTCGTTGTTGTAAAATTGCTTGAATAGTAGGATTAACGGAGGATAAAGTTTCTGCAAAAGCTACAAGTCTGCTTTTAGGTTGAGTAGTAACAGGATCTTCATAAGTTGATACTGGTTGGTCATAATTCCTTCTTGCTGCTGGTGATAAAAAACTATTAGACATAATTAACGTAAACCTGCGGTAATTCCAGAATAAGTGTTAAAACCACTTACACCTATATTTAATAAAGTTTGACCAAGTGAAGGTATTTGGTTGTAAGCTTCATTAATATTACTTTGAAGAGAGTTTCTTCTATTCATAAAGGTTGCTTCTGTTGATGCAATATTTCTATCATATTGTCTTCTAAATGATTCTAAAGATTGATTTATTGATTCTCTGTAATTAGCACCTTGTCTTTCGTTATCTTGTAAGAGTAAACCAATTGTTGTGCCAGCACGTTCAGATGCAATAATTGATCTACTAGCTTGTAAAGCTTCTATATTTTTAGCAAATATATTTTGTGCTTCTGCTTTCTCTTTAGCTGCTTTTGCATCTGCTAACGCTTGTTGTTGTTGTCTTTTATCATCTTCTGCTGATTGATTGGCAGCTAAAGCTGCTTGATATGTTTGTCTTGCGTTTGATCTTGCAGCTTGCCTACCTAAGAAAGCATTAGCAGCAGTAAGACCTAAGCCTACATTAAATGCTGTTGCAGCAGACAGGCCAAATAATCCTGTACCTGCTGTTGTACTTAAACCAATAGCAGCACCAACACACATTTAAGCTATCCTCAGAAA